CCGAAGAGCCTCCGGAAGACCCCGGCGCGCAGCTCGACAAGGCCGAAGAGCTGCAGCATGAGTGGAAGACGGAATACGGTCAGGTCTGGGATATCCCTAGCAAAGCATCTCCGGGGAAGACGCACCGGCTGATGTGTGGGGATAGCACCAACGAGGAAGAGGTCAAGCGTCTTCTGGATGGCAAGGTTCCGTTTATAATGGTCACCGATCCGCCTTATGGGGTGGAATATGAAAGTGGGAAAGGGAAAATCACCAACGACGATCGTTTTGATTGGACCGATGCGTATAAAATCGCTAATACAGACGTAGCGTATGTTTGGCACGCAGATAAATTTGCATTGGACGTGGGTTTAAATCTTAGAGCATCTGGGTTTGAAATACGTTCGGTTATTGTTTGGAGAAAAGACCATCCTGTAATGAGTCGTGGTCATTATAATTTTCAACATGAAAATGCGTGGTATGCCGTTCATAAAGGAAAGACAAGTCGTTGGGTTGGCGACATGAAACAATCCACTGTGTGGGATTTATGTCAAGAAAGCGGGGCACATCCAACAGTAAAGCCTCTCGAATGCATGGCCCGCCCAATCCGCAACCACGGCAGCAAAGACGATGACGTTTATGATCCTTTCCTCGGTTCCGGCACCACAATGATCGCCGCCGAGCGATCTGGCCGAATCTGCTTCGGCATGGAAATAGATCCCAAATACTGCGCAGTAATCCTCCAGCGTTGCCTCGATATGGGCTTAGAACCTGTATTAGCAAAGTGATGAAATCATGAAACCCCGTCCCCATCGTGAGAAATTCGATGCTGCTAGGCGCGAGATATTCCTCGATCTCCTGCGTAAAGGCATCAGGCGCACCCAAGCATGCAAGAAGGCCGGGATCAGCCGCCCGACCTTCAATAAGTACATGAATAATAACAAGAAGTTCGCGGCTGAAGTTGCGCAGGCAGAAACGGATGCCAACGAACTGGTAGAGCAAGCGATGTTCAGTTCGGCGCTAAAAGGCAATGTGACCGCCCAGCAGGTCTGGCTTTACAACCGCGATCCCGATAGGTGGAGCGATAAGCGCAACAGTCAGCTAGACATTCAGAAGTTTGAGTTTGAGGTGGGCGAATTCAAGAAGGCTCTGGAAGAGCTAGATGCACTTAAGGCCAAAGTGAAACAGCGATGAATGTCCCTGCCTTCCTTAATTCTATCCGCAAGACGGCAGACATGATCAATGAGCCTGCCGTTATCGCGACTCTCCCATCTGGTAAAGTTGAAATCTCTCCGAAAGATCTTCTCGATTATTTCATCGCTGCAATCCGGTTGGGCGACATTCCGCAAGACCATGAACTTTATCCTGTATTCTGCCAGGCAGAGGAAGATAAGGACCAGGGCCAAATATTTGGCTGCCTCCGGAAGCTTGCTCAGGGCATCGAGCCCTCTATAGAGGAGGGCGATCTCTTTCTCCCTCGGGGCAAACAGGCCCAGAGCATCCTGGAGAGCAACGACAGGCTCAACCTGTGGTATGGATCTATCAGATCATCCAAGACCATAATGAGCCTTATCAAGTGGCTTGACAGGTGCGCCAATGGTCCGGCGGGCCGACGAATGATGGTGGGGAATACATCCGAGACTTTAGAACTCAATTGCATCGAGCCCCTGAAAGACCTCCTGCCTGCAGCTATCAGGCACACGACCGGCTGGCGGCACTGCATCATCTTTGGCCGGAAGGTAGTGCTCAGAGGAGCCAACGATGTTGGTCAGGAGAAGAAGTTCCGAGGTCCAACGCTCATAGATGCATATGGCGATGAAGTGACCACGTGGGCCAAACCCGTTTTCAAGATGCTCCTCACCAGGCTCTCAAGGCCCGGCTCTTGGTTTGGCGGTACAACGAACCCGGATCATCCGTTACACTGGCTGAATACTGATTATATCGAGCGCGTCAACGAGATGCGTCTCAAGCTCTGGCATTTCGTATTAGACGATAACCCGGGACTGCCAGAAGAGTACAAGGCGGATCTCATCAAGGAGAATCCGCCTGGCACAGTCTATTACCTCCGGTTCATCCTCGGGCTCTGGGTGGCTGCAGAAGGCCGGGTATATCGCTTCCTGACACAAGAGCCCAAAGACGGCTATGTAATTGAGGAGCTGCCAACAGACCTAACCTCCTGGATGGTCGCGGCTGATTATGGTCAGCAACACCCAACCGTCTATGTTCTGGCAGGATATAGCCAGTCGCTGGGTCGCTGGGTGATAGTGAAAGAGTTCTACACCAAGAACAAGACGAATGCTACATATTCAGAAGAATTCAAGCGCGAGATCCTGGAGTATAATGGCGGTATAGTGCCAATTGAAATAGTGGTCGATCCTGGTGGCGGCGGTTCTAGCCTCATCAAGCAGCTCAGGAGCGACTACCCCCACCTCTCTATATCCGGAGCAACAAAGAAAGACGTCGCAAAAGAGATACAAGACCTCTCCACCGCGATGTTCACTCATAAGATCTGTCTATATGCCAACGGCTGCACGCGGGGCATAACTGAGTTGATGTCTTACTTATGGGACGAAAAGGCCGGAACGCAAGGAAGAGAAGTTCCACTTAAACAAAATGACGATTTCTGTGACGCTGTCCGCTATCTATGGCAACTCTGTCTGAGGTATTCATGATCTGCATTTTCTGTGGCCGGCCAATCGAGCGGCAGATCCCCATCCCGGTCTCGCTGGAGTTCAAGCCCCCTATATCGGCCCAAATCACTGGTTTGGATACCCTGAACTCCAAATACTGCCATCAAGCCTGCTATGCTGACATCCTGAAGAATTGCGCTCTTGCATCTGCCAAAGCATCAGAAGAATATATTGAGGCCAATAAATGATAAACTCCCTAGACGTCTTCAAGGTTGGTCAGCCCTGGCCTCCGGCTGATCAGGACGAACGCGACCGGATAGCAGAGCACCAGAAGAATCGCAAGCTCTACGAAGAGCTACATCTCGATATTTTTCCGAAGTATAACGCTTACATCAATGACAAGCTGCATGATGACAAGAAGCAATATATCATTATCGGGCTTGCTGAAACCGCGACGACCAACTACATGGATCTTCTCCTCGGAGAGGCTCCTGAGATCGAAGCCCCGAAGGTCTACCCATCACCGGATGAAGAGGTCTTTATTGATGTCTCCAGAGACGGTATAGGGCTCTATGAGATCAGCCAGGACGGCATAACCGCCGCCAATCCCGAGACCGTCTACCTGGTCACTGATCCGGGAAACATCCGGAAGGTCACAGCTTACGTCTTTTTCGCAGAGTTCAAGGAAGGCGAAAAGTCGTATGTCAAGCTGACCATCCACGAGCCGGGCAGCATCACACACAAGGTCTTCTGGTTGAAGGATGGTAAGCTGAATGCCGAAGTCCCTCTATCAGAGTTCCCGGCGTTCGCCAGCTATCAGGTGGACGAAGAAGGCAAGCAATATCCGTTTGGGAAGGTCGATAATGCTCCTATGCTAGTGGTCCGGGTCGACAATACACTCAGTAGCGACAGGCGATATGGGCGATCTGATTATACGCCATCGGTCCACAGCCTAATTGAGGCCCTGGACATGGCATTTGCTTTCAGATTCGAGACCCTGGCGAAGTTCAATCGGCCCATTCCAGTGGTGCCGGAGACAGCCGCGCCCTTCGACCACGCATTACAGCGCAGGGTCTTCAAGACCGAAAATGCGATCATAACCAAGGAGGGCGATCCGCCATCTTCATACCTGACATGGGCGGCTGACCTAGCCTCAGTGGAACGCGAGATTGACCAACTCATGGTTCAGCTTCTCATCAAGCTGAAGCTCTCCCCAGTGCTCTTGGATGGCCAGGGCGAAGGTCACGCCGAAAGCGGCACGGCTCTGCGAATCAGGCTAATACCAACCCTGTCCAAGGTGCGAAAATTCGCCACCGCGCTCAAGGTTGCCATTCCCCAGGTGCAAAGCCTGAAGAGCAAGCTTGATGCTGCTCTAGGAATCGAAGGTTCTCAAGCATACGAGCCCGAAGATGTGACAGTCCATATGCAAGACGGCATCCCCGATGACCCGATGGAGAGGGCCCAGATCCGGCTCACCAAGGCGCAAGCAATCGGCACCCTGAAGGCGCAGGGCGTCATAGACGGGGCAACATCCCTGAGGGCCGCGATCATCTGCAAGATCATCCCCAAAGAGGCACTGGCCGAAATGGTAGACGACCCCGAGACGGAAAGCATGATCGCTGCCGCGACTGGCCGGCTCCGAGAAGAGAACAGTATGAATTTCTAATTATAAACAAGCCACTCCGGGCTTACCGGAGGATGGGTGACATCGGCCCTAACTGATGGTGGTACCACTATGACAGAACCTATTGACACTCTTACGCCTGAAGGCGGTAATGTTCCGACGCCGGAACCAAAACCAGCGGAAAAGAAACGTGAATTCACTCAGGAAGAGCTGGACAAGATGTTCTCAGATCGGGCATCTCAAGCAGAGAAAGCGACTGCAAAGAAGTTCCAGAAGCAAATCGAGGAACTCACTGCTCAGATCGATGAATTCAAGGGCAAGGATCTTGGAGAGCTGGAAAAGCTCCAAAAGAAGCTGGAGAAGGCGACCAAAGACCTTGCAGACA